ATGTACTCTAAGAAATATTCCGTTAGCTAACATTTCTGCAGTTTCTTGCATGCCAACAGTCATTCTAACCCTACCGCGCCTTACTGCGTCTTCTCTTAATAAAGGCGCATACATTAAAGGTATAAATTTCCCTGCATCACCCGATGACATATATTTTGTGCTGTCCATACGATTTGATCTTATCGTGTTAATGGGCAACACTGGTTGAATTTCTGTATTTCGCATTTTACTTTCTCCTTTTAAAAATTTTGCGAATTCTCTTAATAATTTTCTTTCGCGCTCTCGCGCATTTCTTACAGCGATACATTAATAAAGTACGCCACTAAAATGTGGGTTATTGTGATAACCACCCCTTCTGGAAAATGGATTATCGCTTAAAACCCCGTGGATTTTTGAAAGATCCCATTTACTCTTAGATTTTTTGTATTTTTCCGGTTGCCCTGCAAAATATTCAAACTTTCGATCACCGTTAAAATCAAAAGTTTTATCTAATGCATTTATGCCCTCGGCTAATAGTACCCAACCTGCCTCAACTTCTTCGCCTGGCAATGACACCATCGTGTCATCACTCAAAGCTACTGTAGTCCAGCCTGATTTTAATTCGGCTGACGTTGTATAATCTTTACCCTTAACGTTAATTTTTGCTAATCCTCTTGAGAAGAAAGGTTGGTACAAGCCATTGGTTGACCTTCCGTTTTCAAAAACATTATTTGTATCTAAATCCTTTGCTTTAGTATTAGCGTTTACCGACAAAGGCGGCAAAATAGCTGGTGCCATTGCCTGTTGCATCTGTAAATTTAAATTTGCAGTTTGCGCTCTCGATAAATCGATGTCGGAGCGCAAAGCCTCTTTATTTAATTTATCCATTTCTTTTTGATGTGAACTTTTCCAAGTCGCACTATAAAAATTTGCCGCGGCATTTATTCCAGCCGCTAATGGACTTTGTGTCAAAAAGGGTTGGGTTATTCTTCCAGCTAGATCACTATAACCCATTCCTCCGCCTGCTCGAAGAGCTGTTAACGGATTGAATCCACCTCTTTCAGCATCCGCTCTTAAATTAGCATAATAATTTCTTTGTCTATTTTCGTTCAGAGCATCAGCGGCTTTTTTAGCCTTTTTGTCTCTTTTGTTTTGAATAGCTGTGGAAGCTACCTTAGCGCCTCCAATAATTGCAAATGGTAACCACCAAGACATATTATGAGCCTCCTAACAAAAACGGGAGTATTAAAAATATACCCACCGACAAAACTCCAAAACTCATTCCAGCAATTATCTCTTTAATCCATGTCCACATTGTCCGATTTCCTATCTAGCCAACTTAAAAGCAAATCACAGCAAACAGCGATTGCCGCTATTACGCCTGTTTCTATTGCTAAAGCTGATTGTTCAGCTACACCGAGAGTTATCAATCCGCCTGCAATCATAGACCCTAGGCGACGCAACGTTGGTTTTAGTAGCTCTTTTAAGATGAATTTTTTCATATTCACTCCCATGTTTTTTATCCACAGGGTGAACGTTTGTTCTATATTTTTCGCATAATATATATTATGACAGTGGATATTCCTGTGAATGTTTACTGTATGATTCGTTTATGTTCATTTGTCAACAATTTATTATATTGCTTAAATTGTCCTTCTTTTGATGCTGCTTTAATTTTCCCACGGAGACCAGGCATCACTTCGTTTTTGCTTGGTCTCCGTTAATTTATTTTTTTTTCGCTCGCCGCTCGGGCACTGCACGATAGGTTAACAGAAGGGGACGAAACGTGTTTCTTCCATACGTTCTCCGTCTCTATCTCTTCTGTTGAGCTTTTTTTTAAAATTACCGGCACCCGACCCCGAGTTGGGGTCGGGGCGTTTTATACAGCGTCTTTTGGCATCCACTTGTGGCTGATTGCGACGGGTCGCAACAAAAGACGCATTTGCCGAAACGCGCCTATCACGTTGTAATAGCCGAGTTTCGGTAATGGGTTTTACCCATCTTATTAATGGTGGTATTTTTCTACGTAGCGTTCCGGCTGGTGCCGCTCTGTCGATCCGCCTTTGGCGCTGTTGTAATTTGGCTAAGATTGGAATTGGGCTTGGAAGAAGTCTAAATAATTTGTTTTTTGCCTTACCACCAATTCTCGATTTATTCTTTCTAGAACCGCTTCGTCCTTTTCTTGCCATAGTCCTGATCCTTCGCTATAAATTTCTGTTTCTCCCGCGTATTCAAATATTACGCAGGGTATATCGTTAAATTCGCCAATTTTTACTATTGTTTTTATCATCCATTCTGGATTTTCCACCATTTGGTATTTATCAAAGGTAAATACTTTATCCTTAATTAATTTTCTTTCTTTCTCCTCATCAAAGTCGAAAGTTATATACTTATCTAGCTCTTGTTCAATTCTTGTTGAATTCACATTATCGTGTCCGTATTTTTGAAAAAACAGTTCCATATATTTATCTAAAAATATTCTTTTTGCTGTTTTGTTCATTTCGAAAGATATTCTCTTACCGCGTCTTTTTATGTCGTCAAACTTATATAAAAAATCCTTTGGGATTATTCCGTCATTTATATATCTTTCTGCTAAATCTTCGAAAAATTCATAACCCAGTATGCTAGGTTCATTTTTCTTTGTTTTTGTTCGAGTACCTTTAGTTAAGCTATATACCGAATGTGAACTTTCACTTTCTTGATCTTTCAACATGTATTTTAAAACATATTGAAAACCTTTATACCCATCTGTTTCTTGAAAATAGCTTATCCCGTGTTTCCAATATTCCCAAACAAAACGCTGTTTGCTTGCGTATTGACTAACTGGGAATTTGGTTTTGTTAACCCGTTCCTCGAAGTTTTTATAATATTCTTCCAGATTTAATTCTTCTTTGAAAAATAATATGCAGTGGAAATGGGCGCGTCCCTTTTTCGTCCCATATTCTCCCGCACATATAAACCTTACTTTATATCTTTTTCTTAATCTTTTTAAAAAATCTTGAAAATCTTTATAATATATCGAAATAGTATTCATAACTGGCTTTATATCGTTTTCGTAAATGTTCCATTCTTCGTGCTGTTTATCAGCATAAGTCAACGTTACAGCTACAGTCGTTTTACTATATTCTCTTTCGGCAATGCATTGACCAATAACATCATCAATTCGTTTTTGGTTGCATTGCCAACACCTGCGACACGCAACATCGATACCGTTTATATTTACTGATGAATTACACATTTTTCTCTGTTGCGGTGTCGCTAGGTGCATCTTGCTACGAGAGGGGATCGATGTTAGTGCCAAATCTTAAACGTTATAGAACGTTTAAGATTTGCCCAGCTAAATGAAAACTTCCCTTTGGATAGTTTCAACCGCATTCCAAAATATCGCATCGTCGGGGTATCCTTTGCCCATTGGTAATATTGGCTTATCAATGATTTGTTTACACTGATCCCAATTTCTGATTTGCCAGTGAGCCGGATCATAAAAGCCAAATTCGGGATCACCTCCCCATTGTAAATCAGCGCCTACTTTTCTGGCCGCCTCTTTGCCCAACCACCCTAAATATTTCCATTGCTGTTTGTTCATTTTGTCCCAGTACCGCCTATAAATAACTATATCTATTGCCATCGAATAATTATGAGGCGAGTGCCATGCAGGGGCTTTAGAAAAACCATCCTTTTTTAATTGTGTTTGTTCTGCCGCAGAACGGCCTATTTGATGAACAAAAATTGGTATTTTCCTACCCTTTGCCTCTTTTTGAAACTGTTTCCAAAATTCAACTATTTTTGGGTGGGCATGATACATTATCCCGATTTCTGGTCGGGCTTGAAATACTTCAGAGCCCAACCTATACATATATTTTTCATCGGAAAAAGCCGCCTCGTCACTTAACGAGGCGGTTACATCATTCCACTTTAGTTGTTGGTTCTGCATCGTCGCTATCCTTCGCAGGCTCTGCACCCACTGGTTCAACAACCTCCACTGGCTCTGGTTCGACATTTTTTTGTTCTTTCAATTTATTAATTTCTGCCATCAATTCGTTTTCAACTCGTTTTGCGTTCAAATTCATAAGCTTCATTACATGGGCAACGTCACTATTTTCACGCTTCATAGGACTTAAATCTGTCATCGATTCATTTCCATTTCTTGTGTAAACCAATCTCGGCTGATCCTTAGCGGCCAATTTAATCATAGTAGTCGCGCCTTTATTGGCTTTTATTAAAACCTTAGAATCCGTTTGAATAGTCGTTTCTATTTCTGCCTTTCCATAAACCCACGCTATTAAACACATTTCTCCGTCTTGGTTAGAACACCATACTTCTATATTATCGTTTGAAATTACCTCGAATTTAATTCTTCTCGGACGGTCTGTTTCAAATTCAATCTCAGTACCAGCTTTTACGTTTTGCCATTCGTCGATGGCTCCAATTTTAAAATTTTGCATTTTTATTTCCTTTCAAAATTTTGGGTCGGGCAGGGAGATACCCGACCCTTTGTTTTAAGTTGGGGTTATTCTGGTTTGATCAACATCCGCTTGGATATCATCATAATCGTCGGTAGCCTCTTCGAGTTGACCACCGAAGACTGTGTTTCCTTCAATTTGAAGTTGCATTTCGCCCATCAACTCAAAACTGTCCTCTGTCTGATCTGCAAAAACTTTTTTGTGCAGAGTCGGACACACATAGAACGATTCCGAGAGACTCGGATTATTTTCCTCTAGCGACCACAATGCCGCCCTATCTTCTGTAAAGGCATCATTTGCCGGCCTGTAATACTTACCTCCAACTCGGGTAAATGCCCGATTCCACTGACTATTCATCGGGGCATACCCAAATATATTCGTTGGGTTCGCGTGATTAGTATCCACTTCTGAATTGGACACCGTTCGAACCTGTTGAGGATCTAAATAATCTCTCACAAATGAGGGTAGGGTACTTACGTCGGTTGTACTTAAGAAAGTATCCTGTTTTCTTTCATACATTTGATCAGGTACAATTTCCGCAGTAACCATCAAAATACCACCAGTATTTATTCTAGGTGTACGCAAATTTAGTTCGACCGTTGCAAGACCGTTTGTAACGGATTCATCCAAATTTCCTGAATCTGAAGCAAACCTCTGATTATAAGCAAACATTGTCGTTTGACTGTCAACTAATATTGGATCTCTTAAGGTTTGTTCTTCGACCCTAATACCATCCATTAACATATCTATAATTCTGGTCTCATGCATGTCATATTTAGAACGCAACTTAGCAAACGCGGCCGTTTGTTTAGCTTTCTCAATATCGGCTAAAGACATTGTTGCCGAACCGCCTGTTGTTAATTCGGCAAATATATCTTCAAATAGATAATAATCCCCGACATCAGTTATCGTACCCGATCCAGATGCTGGCGCGACATAACTTGTTGAAGGTGATCCATTACTTGACGCACTAATTCCCCCAATAGAACTTGAATTAGTTCTTGTTAAGGCTCTTTTCGCCTTTAAAGGTGCCTCAAACGTCAAACCTGACATTTGAACTTTACCATCAATCAAAGCGTCATCGAAGGAAGCCTTAACATCGTTAAAACTACTTTTAACCCAAAATGCTGGCGCAATATCATTGTCCGTTTCGTTTCTTAAAGTAATATCTGCCGATTTAGCCTGAGCAATATAATTCCAAATTAAATTATAAGCGTCTCTAACCGCATAATTAAAATTTGTATCACCATGGTGAATTCCCATTGTTTGCAAGAATTCAGACAATGATCCTGTTGTATCAACATCGGCTTGAGATGATGCATGATTAAAAAACGGAACAACGCTCCCAGCTATACCGTTTTCTCCCGCATAAGATTTATTAAGTTCGGTCATCGAACCATTAAATCTGGAAAATGCTAAGAAGGGTACAACGTGAGCATGTACTCTAAGAAATATTCCGTTAGCTAACATTTCTGCAGTTTCTTGCATGCCAACAGTCATTCTAACCCTACCGCGCCTTACTGCGTCTTCTCTTAATAAAGGCGCATACATTAAAGGTAT